ATTGCCGAACACCCATGCACGGCCGGACACCTTTGCATCGCCGAATACCAATGCATTGTCGTACACCTTTGCATCGCCGGACACCTTTGCATCGCCGAACACCCATGCATTGTCGTACACCCTTGCATCGCCAGACACCCATGCATTGCCGGAAATCAATGCATCGCCAGACACCCTTGCATTGCCGAACACCCATGCACGGCCGGACACCTTTGCATCGCCGAATACCAATGCACGGCCGAATACCAATGCATCGCCGGACACCCATGCATTGTCGTACACCCTTGCATTGTCGGACACCTTTGCGTTGCCGGAAATCAATGCATCGCCAGACACCCTTGCATTGCCGAACACCCATGCACGGCCGGACACCTTTGCATTGTCGGACACCTTTGCGTTTCCGAAAACCTTTGCGTTTCCGAAAACCTCTGCATCGCCGGAAACCCATGCATTGTCGTCTTGCGATACATTTCCCTCTTTCTCTACGTATCCGCCAAGCTCTCCGGCTTTCACGTCTCCAAAATCAATTAATGCCTTAATTCTAAATAATTTTTTCCCAACTTCGTTTGTAATAGACTTTGTTGTTAATTCAAATTTTTTCATTTCTCTTCTTCCTTTCTTGGGTTCCATTTTCCTAGTATTTGTTCCAATTCTCTTGGTGTTAGCGTTTCGATTCCTAAGTCTTCTGCTTCCTGTATCGTGCCTTTGATTAGCTCACTCATTTCCCGGCTGTCGTATGTATGTGAGCCTCTCATGAGCCTGTAAAATACTACCTCTTTGCCTTTTTCTAGCCGCCGTCCTATCGCAACTGTGTGAACGTCCTCTTTTTTATACATGATATCGGTCGGAACATTGGTTTTTAAAACTGCTATGTCCCCTTTTATCAGCTCCGGCTGTCCATATCTGCCTATCATCAAATTTTTGGCTTCCGCCTTGCTCGTTCCGACTTTCTCCGCTATTTTGGTGACCAGAACGTGGAAATAAGCGTTTGCCGACAAGCTTCTTTTCTTGCGGAACGGTTTAATTGTTACGGACAGCTTTTCCAACTTTTTCAGTTCGTCCACGCCCTTTATAAACCGCTCCGCCTCGTTGATTTCCAGGGTAACTGTTATCTTTTTGCTAAAATAATCCACTGCTAAGTTTTTTATTTTTCCAGTTAAATCCATGCTATTTTAGTCCTAATTCCTTCATGGCTTCGGCATATTGTTGTTGTGTCGTCTGATACAGTGATTTTAAACCTCTTTGACTTGCCCATTCTTTAATCTGGGCTTCCGTCATTCCTTTTTTTTGCATCAAATCATAGAGCCGTTTCGCTTCTTTCTCTGTGATAACCTCGTTGCGTTTGTATTCGTCTGTATCCGCGTCTTTCGAGTCGTCCAGAAGAAACAAGCTATTTAACGCGTATTTCCTCGCGTAGCTCGATGCTGACCCGGTAACTTGTGCTGCATCCATCTTTTTTTTGCTTTCTTCCTCTCTGGCGTATGCTGTAGTGCAAAAACTGCCCTCGCTTTCTATGTCTTTTAAAATCGCTGTCGCCTTTATGTAAAATCGGTTGCCCAGCATAATAATTTCATCGTTTACGGCTAATATTAAGCCTTCCCTGTCCAATAAAGGCTTTACTGCCTCGTAGATGTCCTCTAAGCTCCTGTAACTATAGCCGCCATACTCACTGTATTTACTCTTGGGCACCTTTAATTCTGCCTGAATTCTTTGCAACTTTTTGTGAATTTCTCCCATCTTTCTTACCTCACAATCACGCTCTTTGAGGTCTCAAGATGTGCCCCTGCGACCTCTTTCCCGGCTTTAATCGCCTTTTTAATCGCTGTCTTGTCTGCCTGTGGCTCTGGAATCCTGATGTATTCCTCTGTCAGACTGCCTAAGTCATCAATGGTTACGGACTCGCTGCTCTTGTAGGACACGCTGACTCTTGCCGTCTTGAGCTTTTCGCCACCAAGGGCTTGTTTTAGATACTCCTTACACCTCTGTGCGGCGTTCTCATAACTCCTGCGGCGCTTTGCAAGCTTTTCCTCCTCCTCTTTGATTGCCTTTGCTTCTGCGGCATAATTCTTTACTGCCAGCGCGATTCCCTCCACCTTTTTGTCTCTCTCGATGTTGAGAGCCTCAAGTTTTTCAAGGTCAATAATTTCGCCTGTTTCTTCGTCTACGCAATCCATGATTGCACTGTCAATCTCGTATAATGTCATTGTTCTAATTCCTCCTCATATCTCTCGTATTCGCTGTAGTTCGCCGCACCTCGTTTGATTGCTTTGTGTGCTGTTCTGTACTCATATTCTGCCTCAAGTTGTTGCGTCTTTAAATATTCTCTAGCCGGGTCAAATCCTCGTTCCATTTCCTGTCCCCCATGCCTCTTTAATAGCCTTGCTCAGCTCGTTGTAGCCTCTGGCGTATGCCTCTATTTTTTTCATGTCTCCGCTGTTTTCAACGCCCGTCCTAAACAATTCGAGCATCCCTTGCGCTACCTCTTTGTCTTTGACGGTGATCGTGACTTCTGCCGGGATTACTCCTTTCCCCATCACTTCATCGTCGTATTCCTTCGCCCGGAACCATGTCGCATTAATCATTGCATCCATAGCCTAACCTCTCTTTCTTTTCCGCTATCCAATCCCCTAACGCTCCCTCGCACTGCTCCGGGGGATAATTTTTATTATCCTGCTCTAACCGCCCAACTATTTCTCCTAGTGTGGGTAGTTCTGGTATTGTTTCCTTCTGCTCTATCGCTCCCGCCGCCCGTATCATCTCTTGGAGCTTCGGTGGGTACTTGTCTATCTCCTTTTGTGCTTCTAACGCCGCTCTGTAGCTTCTGAGGAAGTTTGACTGTATGACCGTCTGAAAGTCCGCTGAATCTACTACCGCCCAGTCATGGAGCGTCTGTGGCGTTCCTACTGCCTTTTGCAACGTAGGGGGCAGTTTGTCAAACTCCTCTCTGTAGCCGTAAATCCCATTACTGCACGCCTTTGATACTGTCGCCCATGCTTCCTGCTCGCTCAGGTAGTTACTTTCTGCTTTGAGCTTACTGGCACACTCCAAAATGTCTGCCGGTGTCGGTGGAAACTTGCCGGTTGTCATGTACATCTGCGCCGCTACGCTTATTGTCTGGTAGTCGTTGTTCTTGCCTACCAAGCGGTACCACATGTCTAGCGCCTGTTCGTTGGGAATAAATCCTGGAGCCGTGTAAACGGTCTTTAGCGCGGCTACAATTTTAGAAAACTCCGAAATCGTCATACATTCCGCCTCCCTCCTGTTCTTTCTGTGCCGCCCAGTGCTGTATGTCTCCGTACAGTCGGTCGTTAATGTTCTTCGTGCTGTCGTTACCTGTTTTCAGTTCGAAAAGTCCTAGCCACTCTTTATCCAATGACTGGTCTATAATCTGTTTCATCAGTCCAACATCACCGCCAGATAATTCATGCAACTTTTTGAGTAATGCTTTTAAAGCTCTATCCGTCCGAACTGGTTTTCTAATTTTCTTACGCATGGAAAGGAATTCCAGAAACTTATTATTTAGTTCCTCATCGTCAAAGTATCTCGCGGGCGCGCCTTTATCTTTAGTATTATTACTAGTATTATTATTAGTATTATATATATTAGTATTATTGGTGGTCATTTTGACTATACCCCCATGGTCATTTTGACTATACCCTGTGGTCATTTTGTCTATACCCCCATGGTCATTTTGACTATACCCTGTGGTCATTTTGTCTATAGGGGTGTCAGCTTTTTCATGAGCCATATAGCGGTTAAATTTCACGCCGCTAATCTCCTCTACTCTCTTTTCAACTATTCCTCGGTCTACAAGATTTTCAATGCTTCTTTGTGCAGTTCTTTTTGACACTCCAAGAAATTCGGAAATATATTTCAACGACCCTTTAAATTCTGATTCGCCATCCTGCGAAAAGCCGTAAATAAGGGCATATGTGAGGAGTTCATTCCCCTTTAACTGTAAATCTGATATCATCCAATCTTGAATAACGATATATGCCATATCTACCTCCTATCTTGACAAATTGCCAAGTCTTTTGTAAAATCTAGTTATGTTTTATTTGGCGAGAGCTTAATGATAGGGCTCTTCCTTTTTTACTTCGTGTTCTACGCCGTCTTTATCGGTATAAAACACTTTGTCATACTCTACGCCCTGCTGTCGTCCTAAAAGGGTGTAGAGTAGTCTAGCAACATACTCTGGTCTCGGAGGCTCATTCATTTTTTTATTCACCCCCTAACATCACGAAAAAATTATAATTGCTATAATCTTTTCCGGCGGTATGTGCCATTACACCAACCCAACTGGACGAGATCCAGATAACCAACGCTACTGACACGATGGTCAGCAAATTGTACATAACCTTCATTTTTTTACCCCTCTCTTTTCGTAAGTTCCTGACATTGCAAGAATTTATTAATAAAATATTGCTGTCCCTTACCTGTGACTTTAGTTGTCTTGGTGATGATATTTTCACCTGCTCCGTTAATGTAGGAGCCTTCCTTGATTTCAAACAATCCAAGCTCCATACCTTTCTGGGTTGGCATGTTTCTGCCTGACCCGCGTTTGAGGAGAAAGCCATTTTCACGCATCCAAGAAAACAATCTTCGTTGTCCGATTTCGATGCCATTCTGTCTCAACAGCTTAGCAAGCTCACCAATCAAAATTGATGTCTGACTTGCTGAAACGGCATCTGCAAACACTTCTTTTGGTCGCATACGCTCAACGTTTTCAAGCAAAACTGCATTGTCAGCTTTTAAAGATTCGATGGTTTTGTCAGCCATTCTCAAAGCTCTTGCAAAAACTTGTTCCGGCGTGTTCCATGCTTTTTCTAAGTCAAGAAAATATTGTCTGTACAATCTGCCTTTTTCCGAACGCTGAATCATGCAAATCTGTTTCGCCATGTCAACTGAAATTTGATAGTCAACCATGTTCTGTCCGCCATGATTTTTGTTTCCCATATTTGGGTAGCAAGTTTTATAGTCTATATTTTCTGTAAATCCATACTCAGCTATTCGGGGAAACCAAGTTGCAAACTTTGTTCCAATTTCTAACCCGGCATGAAGTTCTCTTGCAGAAACGGTTGGTTGCTCCGAATCGTAGTTAACAGGAATTAAATTATTCATCTAGTCACCTTCCTTTTCTTGAAAGTTTAACATCGTTTAACTTTTAGGTGAAAAAAAATTCGCCATATTCTTCTAATGGAATGTGAAGAAGGTTTCCCCATTCAACCATATCATTTTGAGAAAAACCAACTTTTCCATTCATTTTTCTAGATACGGAAACATTACTTTTTTTCAAGGTTTCCGCAAATTTTTCCTGCGAGCCAAACTTCTCAACAATTCGCCCTCTTAATTTATTATATTTATATGGCATCTTTTAACCCTCCCTTCTTTTGTTGACATTTATAGTTTAACACTGTTTAACCAAAATGTCAACAAAAAAGTTTAAAATCATTTAACTTTTCTGTTGAAAGTTAAACCTTGTTATGTTATCATTAATATGTAGAAAGGAGGAAGAAATTTTGTGAAACACGAGGTTACCGCAAAAAGAATACGAGAAGCATTGTCCGACGCTAAATTGAAACCGCAAGAACTAGCAGAAAAATCTAAAGTTAGTAAATCGTCAATCAGCCAGTATGTGAATGGTTCACATCAACCGTCTAACATAAGTAGTGGCAAGATGGCGAAAGTATTAGGTGTTGAGCCTATGTGGCTTATGGGTTTTGATGTACCAAAGAAAAAGGTATTAACTCCCGAAGCAGCAAAAGATGATTTTAGATTCTTAGAAAAATTTTCTCTCTTAGAAGAAAGGGATAAGAAAATTGTTATGGATATGATTGAGTCAATGCTTTCAAGGAAAACAGAGAAGTAGGTCATCCCCACTTCTCCGCAAAAAGTTTTATAAAAGTATGCAGGTAAGCTAATGCGCCTGCATCTTTTATTTTGTCTAACAATGCTATTATTTCCTCTCTGTATTCTTCTCCCATTGTTACTCCTTTCAATATAAGCGTCATGTTTTATATTATAGAAAATTTGTTCTAACTTATCAAGAGTCTTTACTATAATATTTTTTATGTTTTCGTTAAAAGAAATATGCAGATTTATTTATATTTATACTGACAAATCATTTTATTTATTGTATAATTTATTTACAACAAACCATTTTACTAATATTTGCAATATGGTAATAATAAAAAAGGAGAAGAAACTATGAGCAAGGAAAAAACTAAAGTTTGCAAGTACTGCAAAGAAGAGATTGACGCAAAAGCTAAAGTGTGTCCTCATTGCCAGAAGAAACAGGGCGGCAAGTTGAAATGGGTAATTATCGTTATCATCGTTCTGGCTGTTTTAGGAATGGCAATGGGTGGTGGTGATGATGACAGTTCTTCCACTGATTCTTCAAAGAGTACTACCGCAACAACAGCGGCTAAGAAAGAAACTGCTAAAAAGGAAGAAACAAAAGAGAAAGACAGCGTAAAAGTTGGCGAATCTTTTGAAAATGACGGTTTAAAAGTAACTGCGAAAAAAGCCGAGTTTGGATATGACGGTGGAGAGTACTTTACTCCAAAAGATGGATGCGAATATGTAGCTGTAGACTTTACTTGTGAAAATATCGCAGAAAAAGGTGACAAATATGTATCCGTATCTGATTGTGATTGCTATGCAGATAATTCAGCTTGCGAACAGCAATACATAGGAGACAGTGATTTTGTTAACACTAATTTGTCTCCGGGAAAGAATGTAAGCTTTACAGCATACTATGAAGTACCAAAAGATGCAAAGAAAGTGATTTTAGAATATAGTGCTTCGTTCTGGACAGACAAGAAGATAACTATTAATTTAAAATAATTAGTCCACTAATAGGGCAACTAGCAAGGGGGAAGAATCAATTCTTCCCTCTTTTCTTTTTTTCTCAAAATAATAAAAAAGCACCTGTCGAAACAAGTGCTTTACCTTTCCAAAATGGAACTATTAATGCTTTTAAGGTACAAAATGAAACTAACTTTTACATCCCAAAATGTAACTATTCTATGTCTATAGATTACTTCTTTTCTCCGTATTTGTCAATGAGTTCTTTTGCCTTATCTATATTTTCTTGTATGGTATTGTATTCAGAATACCGATGTCCCCCAAATGCATAATAATCATGGTAATAATATCCAATGCCAATGTATCCGTTTGGCATTTTTATGCGGAACTCCTTATTGGACTTAAAAACCATGTCTTTAGGCAAAGTGGCTAAGAATCTGTCTAATTTTCTTCTTTTATTAAATTTTAATTCTTGCATATTACTCTCCTCTGCCCTCGTAACCTCCGGGGCGGGAATTTAATTACTGAACCTCTATATTAACGATATTAACAAGTGTGCAATCTGCACTTTCTTCCTCCGAATTGTACTTGCTTTCAATTTCGAAAGAAATTGCAAAATGTTCGTCAGAATCAGGGATTTTATAACAGATGTTTTTGTCTTTTAAAATATCATCCCATAAACCCTCATCATTTATCCAAGCCAGTTCAGACTGATATCCGTGCTTTATCATGATTTCGTCTAATTCATAAAATGATACTATATTTCCTACTAATTCTTTTCTTAAAATTTCTAACATGATAATTTCTCCTCGTCTTTCTTTCTCCGGCGGAATTCGCCGCCGGTCGTGTATTTATTATAAAGATTCTATTTTGTCGGCAACTGTCCAGAGGATTTTTTTAATTAAACTTCCTCCTGGATTCTTACAAAACCAGTCTTCTTTTTTACAGTCGTAATACAATTTAGCTCCAAATCCCCAGTCAACAAGGCTTAATGCTTGACGCTGCGCAAAGCTTTTATATTCATCTGTGCAGATGCCATTAATGATTCTTCCACGTCCCATTGCTGCTGGCGTATTGGTTTCTTCAACCTCTAAGTATTTCTGGAAATCATTAATGTAAATACGCTTCATATCACCCTTTTCCCATACCTTATAACCAAGTCTGAGAAGTTTTTCTTCCATTGTCTCTTTCATGTTCTTTGCCTCCTTCCATGCTAATTTTAATCCTTCGGAGATGCAAAGACCTGCCTTTTTAACTAACTCCCATGCTCTTTTCATAATGTTTGATAAATTGTATTTTTTCATTTCTTTGTATCTCCTCTCTTGATTTACTCACATTATACACGATAGTGACTATTATGTCAAGAGAAAAATACACGAAAATATATTATTTTTTTCTTGATATTTATTTCAAAATAATGTACTATATATTTATAACGATTAAAGGAGGTTTCAAAATGGAAACACGAGCAAGAAAAAGAAGTAACATATATAAAGGTAGTATCTCATATAGTAATTTATGGGACACGCTAGAGCGCAGAGGATTAAAGCGTTCCAACCTATTAGATAAGGAAAGTTTTAACCTTTCCCCGGCGCTGGTCAACAAGTTGCGGCACGACAGAAACGTGAACATAGATACAATTATGTATTTGTGCGAGAAATTGGACTGCCAGGTGTGCGACATCGTAGAATATAAAAAATAATATATTTTCGTGTATTTTTTTCTTGGCATAATAGTCATTATCATGTACAATATGATTAAATCAAGAGAGGAGATATAGAGAGGTGAAAAAATTATGAGTTTTTCAGATAGATTAAGACAAGCGCGAAAAAGGCAGGGGTTAACGCAAGAAGAGCTTGGTAAAAAAAGCGGACTTTCGACATATACCATTCAACGCTATGAATACGGGAGATTAAATCCGAAGAAAGATACAGTAGCCAAACTTGCTGCCGCTTTAAATCTTGGATATAATTACACAAAAAGCGGCGAGCCATACTTTTACACTTTCGCTGATACCGTACCAAGTCGAGAATATGAAGGTGTCGAAGATTTTAACCAAGAACAGTGCCGAAATGCAATAGAAAAAGCATTAGAAGATGTAACTTTGTCAATGATAGGAGAAAAAATCAAAACTGTGCGCCTACAAAAGGGAGTTTCGCAGGCGGCACTTGCTAAATGTCTAGGTGTTTCAGCTGCCATGATTTACCAGTACGAAGTCGGAAAAAAGAAGCCAAAGGTAGAGACCTTATCAAAAATCGCAGGCGCTCTAGGTGTCGATTTAAAAGTTTTTTATGACGATTTGCCACAAAAAACTATGGAATTAAAAAGATACGAAAACATAGCATTAGTTAATGAATTTGAAAATGCTTGTTTTCGCTTGGTTAACTTTCCGGACAGTGAAGAAATAACCGAGAAATACGAAAAGCTTAGAAAAAAGCTAATAGACAGGCTTAGTTGTATGTAGATAGCAGCACCCGCCCCGGAGGTACGAAGGCAGGAAGGGAAATAAATGAAAAGAGCCGCTTTATACGTGCGAGTAAGCACGCAAGAGCAGAAGAACAGTGGATTGTCCGTTGATTCGCAGATAGATGCGCTTGAAAAATATTGTGAAGAGCAAGGATATACGGTTGCTGGTATTTATAACGATGCCGGCATATCTGCACGTAAAAAATACACAAAACGCCCTGCCCTTTTGCAGTTACTTGAGGATTGCAAGAAACACGAGATTGATATAATACTCTTCACACGCCTTGACAGGTGGTTTAGAGCTGTTGCAGGGTATTATGAGGTACAAAGTGTCCTTGATGCGTGCAAAGTGCCTTGGAGGGCTATCTGGGAGGATTACGAGACGGAGACAAGTCAGGGGATTTTTAAAGTTAACATCATGTTGTCTGTAGCGCAGGCAGAGGCAGACAGGGACAGTGAGAAAATACGGTCTGTTATGGAGTTTAAGCGCCAGAACAAAGAGTATATAGGTGGAAAAGTGCCCGTGGGGTATCGTGTAGAGGGAAAAACCATTGTGAAAGATGAAAAGACGCGTGGAATAATCGAGGATATGTTTGAGCATTATTTCCAGACGTTTTCCAAAATGGGTACCGCTGACTATATTTTAAATAAATATCCCGATTTTATCAGGACGAGAACCAGGATAGTCAAAATTATGTCCAGTCCGGCGTACCATGGGGAAATGTATGGTGTAAAGAACTACTGTGAGCCATACATAACAGAGGAGCAGGCACAAAAAATCAACGAAGTATCCAGCCAAAAAACTTGGACGGATTGCAAGAGGCGCATCTATATTTTTTCTGGCTTGATGAAATGCCCGATTTGCGGTTGCAGGCTTTCCGGGTGTGCGATAGGCAAAAAAGGAAAAAAGTACAAAGTATATCACTGCCCCCACTCTGTCGCACAAAAGCACAAGACCTACACGCGATCAGAAAAAAAATTAGAAACATATATGCTCAATCACATCGAAGAAAAAATACAGTTAGATGTATTAAGAGCAGAAGGTCGTGTGAAGGCAGGTGGAAACGATGTGGAAAAAAGAAAGAAAAAATTATCCAGCGAGTTAGGAAGAATTAATAAAATGTTTGAAAAAGGCAGGATAACAGAAGAATACTATGACGAAAGATATGAGGCTATATCAAAGGAATTAAAAGAACTATCCCAGACCGCCGCAACGGAAGAACTAGAAACTAAGAAAAAAATACAAAGCAGATTTCCTGACGGTTGGAAAGATATGTATATGCAGTTAGGTGAACAAGACAAGCAGGTGTTTTGGAAAAGCATTGTAAAAGAAATAAAAATATCCCCCGACACTTACGTGGAGGATATTATATTTTTTTAGTTTTTGTTATACAGTAACTAGCCGAAACCACCAGGTTAAGGTCAGTTACCGTATAACAAAATATGATAGAAATAAAGGAGAAGTAATTATATTATACAAGAAGAAAGAGGACGTTTCAAGCGCCCTCTTTTATTTTTCGCAAAACTGACCGATATTCTCGCGGATACATTGCTTCGATGGCTTTCATGTGTTCGTCAAGCACGCGTAATAAGTGCTCAAAGTCTGCGTTTCGGGCGATTTCTTTAAATTCAGAATCCGGCTCGGAACTGTAAGAGTAGTATGATGTGTTGGAAGATAGTTGGTTCGGTTGCTGATTGCTCATTAAATTATTGCGTACATTGTATAAAATCGAAAGCCGTTCGCAAGTGGCGTAGGTTGTTTTTCCTGCCTCTAATGCCGCAATTTCGGCATTAATTTCGTCCATATTAATCATTGCGGCACTCCTTTCTCTTATCGGTCTAATTCTGCTAATGCTCTGCCTAGTGCTGCCTGATCTGTACTAGACAGATTGCCGTCATGCATCATGTCTTTAATGGTCTCTTTTACCTGCATTTTTGCATCGTTGTAAGAGTAATGCCCTCTCACATAATGCTGGCCTCTACGGGCATTGCTATAATCGCCGTAATCCATGTCAGGATAACGCCCGCGACTGTATCTTCCTGACGTGTCCCAGTCGCCGCCACGGCTGTATTCGCTGCCACCTTCCAAGTACATAATCTTGTCGATGTTTTTAATCGTGTCTGTCAGTTTGTGGACTGCCTCCAAATCTCCAGCGCTCATATCGCCTTTGTTTGAAATCTCGTCCAGCTCTCTGCACATCATCTTTTTTAATTTGTGTAATGATTCCATTTTTCGCCCTCCTTTATGCTACTCTCTCAGCAATCAAATTGCTATTAGCTATATTAATTGCCTGCGTAGATGTATTTTCGACTGCGATTGTTATGCAACATCCGCGCGGCACGTCAATAAATGCCGCCGTAAATACATTAAAATATTCGCCTACGGCTGCAGGTGTTACGATTGCTGTCGCACTATTTAATGGTTCTCCGGCGATTGCCAGTGCAATAGAAATAGGTGTCACAGTTCCACCGGCAGGTATGGCGATATTAGCCCCGAAACTGACCTTATAGCGTGCCCTGCACTGGTTTGTAAGGCCTCTAAGGGTCACAATTCCTGCCCCCTCCCGGTGTGTAATACAGCTACCGCACTTTACGGCTGTCTCTGTGAGCGGTAAATTCTGCCCTGCTGCCACGGTTACGATATTGCTATTGGTAAATTCTGCCACGTTATCACTCCTTTTTTTAATAATAAACGGCGGAACGATTGCCCCGCCGCTATAAGCATCATCGGCACAAGCCGAACAATCCCGTCAACGCAGGAAGCTGCTAATTATAAAATTTTAGCATCCGCAACCGGTATTGCATCCGCAATTACCGTACTGATATGGTGCGGAAACCGGAAAAGCTGGCACTGGTCTAGGGTTGTAATAAGTAAACTGACCCTGCATGTATGCCTTTAAGGTTTCGTTCTGTGACGCCTGAGAAGCCGTTAACTGCGCCGCAAATAACTGCTGATTCTGCTCGGCAATCTTGGCGTCCTTAGCTTCGATTCTCTGTGCTGTAAGAGCATCGAGGATGGCTCTAGCGTTGTTATTCTGGTTGTCAATGATGTCTCTTGTGTTGTTTGCGTTGTTAAAGTTTGTCTGGCAGAAGCCGTTTGTAACTTCCTGCTGGATCGCATTAGTATTCATCGCCATGTTGTAGTTAACACCTGCGATAGCCTGTTTGTTATCACAACAACACTGTGCTAACTGTGCCTGCAAAGCGTTGAAACTCTGCATATCTGCAATCTGTCCCTGCTGGATTGCGTTTCGTGTATCATAGCCGTTCTGCTGGATTGTGCTATTTGTTCCTGCAAATCCGTTGAGAAGAGAGGTATTCATCGCATAAAATCCGTCACAAATACCGCTGTTGATGGCATCACCCTTGCGCTCAAGGGAGGAAATACCGCTATCAATCTGGCGCTGTAAGGTTGCAAAGTCAGAAGCCAATACATAGTTATCTACCGCGCCCCCGCCGCCGTTATTCCATCCATTTCCGTTTCCCCATCCACAGAAGATAAAGAGGAAAAGAATGATAATCCACCAAGCACCGTTACCCTCGCCAAATGCGCCGTTATTGTTGCCTGTGACTGCCGCCAAATCTGCCGGACTCATTCCGTCTGTTGTTAATCCCATGAAATCACTCCTTTTTATTTATTTAAAACCCTTTAAAAGGTTTTGAAACTGTGTTGCCATCCCTTGCAACTGGTTGTACTGTTGCTGGCTCATTTGCCCGCTATTTAGCAGGTTTTGCACTTCCTGCTTCGGGTCCCCTTGGAACTGCTGTTTGAACTGTTGAAACTGCTGTATCATCTGCATTGGATTGAGATTCATTCAATACCCTCCTTCTTAACGTCTCCATTTGCCTTTCTAAGGCGTTTAAGCGTTCCTCATAGTTAATTGGTTGGCTAGACTGCGAAAGCTCCGCTGTGGGCGAATCTGTGCCTTTGCGCTTGTATTCAAACACCTCTAAAAACGGTCTGCCCGTCTGGTCTGCTCTTTTTTCGTAAAAAACTGGCGCCTGACTGTCCCATAGGCGGACAAAAGAGTTTGGTGCTACTAAATACGCCTCCGCCGCGCCCTGCCCCTGTACCCAAATCCGTTCATCGGGATTGGATTGTTGCTGCATTTGTTGGGGCGGTACCTGTTGTTGTTTTAGTCGGTTTAGTTGGTCAAGATAATCCGGTTGTGGATATTGCGGATACTGTGGATATTGTTGTGGATATTGTGGATAACCGAACATTTATTTTCCTCCTTCCCTCCAATAGTAGATAGGTGTCATTGCTCCACTGTCCCACGTATCGTAGTAATTGCCGTCAATTACCGCTATAACGTGCCCTGACAGTGCTAATATATAAGCCCCTTCTGGGTGGTTGTTTGCAAATTCCGAGACAGTGCAGGTCATATATTCGTCTGGGATTATATAACGGCTAAATCCATTGTCTTTGAGGTATGCGCCCCACACTGCGTTAGCCGAGGGCATATCTGACAGCATCAAGCCATACAGCGCAAGTTGTATATATGTTTCTTCCCACGTTTGCTTTGTAGCTTTTGAGATAGCGCGCACGGTGCAATCTCCCACTTTTGCCGCCGCTGGGTTAGGATTCCAATATTGATACATTTTTTTGCCCTCCTTATAGTTTTATTATCGCAAAAAAATAAGCGTGCCACCACGAAGGCAACGCGCTTATTTCTCGCATGATTTTTAGTTATCTTTAGTTTCTTAAAGGCTGTTTATGTACGGGATCGTGCCGGGAACTAACAAAATCTTTTCTACGGCACAACTCCACAGCCCCTGTAATCCTCTCGTGCTTATATCCATTTTCTCGGCGGCTTGCTCCTGCGTTAATCCGTCAAAAAGCAAGTACTGTACAGTTTCGCGTTCCCGCAAGGTTAAACGGGCACACGACAAGGCGTAATCAATAAATTGTTTATCGCCTAATTTCCAGAGTTTTTTTATCAAACTTCTGTTCACTGTATCACCTCAAACACGCAAAAATTACGTAAATTTATTTCATTTTGTCCAGTCCTAAAATTGCTCTAACCTTGTCCGGCAATAAATCCGGGTTGATTTTGCCGATATTCTCCACAATAGAACCAAGTTCCATTAAAATGATGTATACACACACGCCTGCGGCAATAGGTACCTGAAAGCCTAAGTCCACATATCTCTGCGCATAGTCGATAAGGTATGCAAGCACCACAAGCATAATAGAGCCAAGTTTGTGATACAATCCTCTACGCATCTCTGACGATTTCCAGATATGATTAGCGCAAGCAGAAATATTTCCACTGATCGAATCAAACACAATAAATAAACAAGTTAATAAAGGCAACATAATATCTACCATCTCCATTCCTCCTTAAAAATTATTTTTCTTTTGTTTTTATAAATTAATTAAAGCCCTCTTTAGCTTAGTTAGATACATTATTTGCAGTTCCGATTTTATAAACATAGTCACTCATATTACCATAACTCGCAAAGTCACAGTCTTTTCCATAAACTCTCCATACCATTTCGTCATCTGAATTAAGCGATGAAATATAACTATAAAGGTTGTTTATTTGTGTGCAACTTATCAAGTTACAAACGTTATTTGTTTTTGCGTTAATTTCACCAGACTTCGGATAAATGCTCTGAAATTGTAACCTTCCAGTTCCCAAATCACATTTTATAAAATTCAGTTCTGCGCCTAATATAACAGCACTATTTCCGTCCTTGTTTTTTCCGTCATGTACAAGCATTGTTTCGACGGTAGTCGTAACGATTTTGCAAAATTTAATCGTACCTTTTTCGCAAGGACTCATACCAATTCCTATTGCAGGAAATCTCCCTGTATCATCACTTATATTAGGACATCCACCCCAATCAAATATACAGTTTTCGATAAGCCACTCGCCTTGTATCCCCATACCACTACTCTCACAGTGCATAGCATATCTTGTGTTTTTACTTTTTATTGTAAATCCTTTAATGGCTGTAAATGTCCTTGGTAATGAAACGATATGAAAAGCACATTTTTCAACAATGTCACTTCTGATAGGATTTTCTAATCCTGTTGAGCCATTCCATTCGATAATGGTATCTTCTGGATTTCCACTCTTTGATTCGTAAGTAACCCAAGGTTTTGTAATAACACCTTGATATTTGCTTGTCTGTGCTATACCTGTGTATTTGTCTTGTAAATCTGTGTATGTTCCCGGTAATACGATAATTCTGTATCTTTTTGCGTAGGAATTATCGGTAATCGTTTCGTTCGCATGGTAAATAGTAGCAAATGGTTTTTCTTCCGAACCATCACCACTCGTATCTGAGCCTGTGGTTGAGACATATATGCAATATTCTTTTATTACAGAACCATCTATACTTTTTATATCATTTACAGAATCACTTAAACTTTCCAAAGTGCTATTGATATTGTCAATGTCATATTTTGGATTTTTGAACCAGTTAGATTCTTTCTGTGTAATGTCACCAGAATATAATTTTGCACCAACAAATACACCAGATTTCTGCATTTCAGTGATATACATCGTAGTATCATTAGTGATTACTACATCGCCGTTACCTGACGTTGAATATTTACCAATCGGTATCCAATTTCCGTCAGTATCTTCGTAAAAAGTAAAAGAGCCACTCATATTTTCATAATGATATGTTCCAGCCTTTAGTGAAATTGGATTGAACGATTGATATGTTTCGGATTCAAGCTGTTTTTTAGCACTTTTGTTCCAATATGTTCCAACGCTTGGAGTTCCAATATCATATTCTTTATATCCGCCAACGTGTTCTATTTTGTTATCTAAATCTTCCTTTATCAAACTAATTTCTTTTTTTAGCGGGCCAAGGTCTTCTGTTGTTTTCCCACGTTTCGAAAGTATATACGCCTCATCTCCCGTTAAACCACTTTTCCTCATGCTCTACACCTCCCTAAAGTAAAAACCACTTGCTATCAGGAGCATAAAAGCCATATAATTCCCCTGTGTCTACGCATAACGCCGTTGAACCACTTGCAACATAATGAGGCAATTTATCTACTTCAGAAGACTTCCCCCAGTAATATCGCTTGCTTCCGTCCGTGTCTATGCAATCCCAGCCGCCTAAATCGTGTATAACATCTCCTTTGCGGTATGTCTGTCCATCAATAATTATTGTTCCACTAGCTATCATGCTTTCGCCTCCTTATGCATAAATTGTATCAGATATTCTCTGCATCTTCGTACTCCGAAAGTGTTTTGAGATACTTATAAGCATCTTCGATAGTCATATTCTCTTCATATTCTTTCTCGTATGTAACAGCGGCTCTATACGGTCTGTCACCGTTGTTTTCCATAGCTCTGCCAATCTCATCTACATAAGACACTACAGCTATTGAATCATGACTGTTGATTGTAGACTGAATATATAAGATTCTGTGATAATTAGTAACTACGCCATCACTTTGGCGGATTTCTTTTTTTAAAGCCAATTTTATTCCTCCTATGAGAACATTATCTTAATATTAGCATAGATGCCGCAAGGACTATTGTTTGTAACATCTGTAGTATTTGGCATTGTTGCGACTACGCAGATGCAGCCTCCACTAAGCGTTGAGTGTATGGCATATTTGCTAGGTTTGACATATTTTGTTGACGAGCCACCGTACAAATACTTATTATTTTGTCGGACCATAAGTCCTTCCACACTTGTTACTGTTATCGTTGGGTTCCCAACCATTGGTTTTGATAATGGAATTATAAAAATGACATCCTTGCCGGAATTCGTAATATATCCAGCAGTACCAAAAGTTGCACTGATCGAATCGCCAGCACAAAAATAGGGTCTCCAAGTCCCTAAAGAGGTAGATAAATATATTCTCGCTGCATCCAACTTTATTACGTCTGAAGACACAATCTTTGTATTAGAGTTATCAGCATATATGCCGTTTCCAATGCTTTCATACAAATCAGTATAGGACGTTCCGCTTTTTACAGATAATGAAAGACCCATATTATCTTTTGCACTATCATAATATAATTCAAGTGCAGCTTTACCACCGACATTAGTATTGTTTGCATTTTTTGTTTGCTGTGTTGCCACAACAATGTTGTTTTGTGACTTTACAACAGAACCAGTACCACTATAAATAGGTTCCCCATCTTCATTCACTATCTTAATATCTGTAATTCCAAACCGTACAATTTCACTATTATTGTTGCGTACACACATTCCATTTGCGTCAAGTAACGCGTTCTGTCCAAGTGTATTTCCTCGCATATCACCGACAACTAATCCGAGTCCTTCGATATATTTCATAAAGTTAGTTGCAACTTTAGCAGCCTCTGATATCTTTTCTTCCTGACCATTAAAGTTCTCCTCAGTAGCATATTTAAAGTTCTCGTAGGATTTCTTTACTTTAGTAGCTGTCTTATTCGCTTTAATTGCAACAGAGTCATCTGTAGGTGGTGCTGTAATGTTTCCTGTTAACCATGCTTTTCCGCCGCTGACACGGATTTTTACTGTGTCACCTGTCTTACAATTAATCGCCATCTGTGCGGGGGTTTCATCTGCTCCACCGTCAATGTGGACATATGCCGTTTTTTCGTCAACGCGAAGGACTTTTGCAACCGTGTCGTAAGGCTTTGTTTTGCTTTCTTTCATTGCCGAGGCAATCTCTTTTATGAAATCATTCAATGCTCTCTACCTCTTCCTTTGTCCGGCATCCGTGTTCAAGCGACAAGGTTTGTGATATTATTCTGAATTTTCCAGTAAGGCCATGTCTCGGATAATTTAGAAAGACCACATCGCCTAAAAGAACGTCCTCGAAAAATCGCCGGCTATACTGTATCGTTCTGGCAGGATTCTGCAATTCTTTTAGTTTTCTAACGGCATAAGCCGCTATGTTTTCCCCGGAAGATAATTCAACGCCTGTTTCCGATTTCCACACTTCCCTGCCCCGGCTGACGGTTGATAAATAACTGTCCGGGCTGTCGTCCCGCGCGATGGCTGCGCCGTAATCGTCATGTATTGCCATAAAACAGTTCGGTGTGTCGTACCAATTAAATGTGTCTGTTACATCGCACTCTATGATGTCGTTTGCGTTAATCCCCACTGTAAGACTGCTATTATTATCATTTGCGCAGATAACAATGCTTCCATCGCCAAGTATTCGTATCCGCCAACCAATAGCATCTAAAATATGCAGTGCCATTGTGAGCCTTGTTTCCCCATCTTCCGCAACGATGTTATCTGTAGTTATCGGTGATGTTCCCTCGACATACACGGGAGCAGGGATGCAATCATTAAACAGATTTTTAATCTGTTTTGCTCCGCTACCGGCTGGTGCATAATAACCACGCGGCAGAATCACATCATCTGCCGGCTTGAGAACGGAATAGCAGTCAATACTGTAAGTCTCTCTCACACCATCAAGCTTTCTTTCTGGGAAGGCGGTCAAGCCAGTAAACAGTGCTACTTTTGCTCCTGACCCTCCCTGTCTGGCTTGTAGGTAAATGCGGACCCAACACTCATTGTCTGTTATTTTTTCCGTCATTGTGACGGAAGCAGATTCCCTTAAATCTGACGTACTATCCCGGTCAATACTGCCCTCAGTAAATTCAAATTCTTGCTGGTCTGTCCACGTCTTTGGGTCAACTGTCGTCAAAATATATCTTGCTGAAAATCCTTTGCTCCAATCCATCACATCACCTCGATAGGATGCTCTGCGTTCCACTGTTCTTCCGTCACGGCATCCAGTTCTTCCGAGTCCACTTTTTTAATCGTTAGTGAGAAATCTGTCCGCATTTTATTGTCGTGGTCTTTTTTCTCTGATACCTGTATATCGCAGGAAAAAGACGAACCATCTGGTGTCCTAACGTGGCATATTCCGGGATACGTTGCGAGCCGTCTCATCTGCTCAATCATTGCTGGTTCTGTCAGAGATATACTTACTGCATCAATTTTTAAATCACGAGTGACTGCAGGATTCCAGTCACCTTGTACGGAGCCGCCAAGATAAACTGTCCTCTCGAAATCTTTATCCCATGAGTTATCTAAATCAAGGTTATACTGGATTTCGATAGATTCACCGTCAAAATCAATGATTGCCTTTTTATATTCGATGGAAAAATCGCTATATAACCACGCAAACGAACTATCTGACGTTATATAGTCACCGTTGGCAGTTCTATTTACAACCAGTATGCCGCCGTACTCATTTAACGCCGGGTATGGGTCAACATATTTCTGTCCATAGATTCCGTTCTCCAGAATCAATTCTGCTCTGTCTACGCTCATCCGGTACAAGTCGAATGTATCCCCATCGGCATATGTAGCTGGTTCAGCAACAACAATGCTCGCTGTTTTGTTGTCTGCAATCGTATTTACAGTGGCCGTTGGCACTTCCGGCTGGTGTTTCCACCGTACAACAAACGGTATCTTTTTTTCTGCCACATGGTCATAAATATCTGTAAATGCAATCTGTATGCTGTACCTTGCACCGTCATCCATCTGCCCGATCAGGTCGCCCAAGGCAATACTGTAGTTATCTGTTTCGCTACCGGTAAAACTGGCAATAATTTCGCCGGCAAAATGCTGTTCCTTTAATCCGTCCGGGCGCAGAATATAATAATCCTCGTCCCTGACAATCGTTACTTTTGCTGTGCCAGCAGAATCCCCGAAGGACGGGGCTATCGTTAATGGTAGCTGCTCCAAATAATTTGTTGTGCCTTCCGATGATTCCGGCACTGTCTGGTCGGTCGTTTCCGTGGTAACATCGTCAGAATTATATGCTGTTGCTTCCGAAACAAGATTTGTTGTAACGCTGTCTATTGCAGGTTTTGCAACAATTTCAACAGCCACAGAATCTGACCATGCACCTTCCTTGCCTCCCTGTGCTGTAACCATTGCTTTTAAATAATGGATTTCTCCTACATTCCACAGATTGCTCAAAAGACCACTTGCAGTATAGATTTTATTAATGTTTTCAATAGTTTCCGATAATGTCTCCATGCCGGAAGACATCATTAAAACAACGACGTTTCCATCTTTGCCTTTAACCGGCTCATCGTTAACCGCTTCCGCTATTTTTATGCTAGCTTTGCTGTTTCCGGTGTAGCCAACACTGCAAATAACTGTATCGTCCAGGGCAAGATAATTTTCTGTCGTTGCAAGCGTAGGAGTTGTTGGGGTCTCACTCAGAGATACGGAAACCGTATCAGACCAAGGAGATAACACTTCCTCATCCCCGGACGTATCCCGCAATCTTACGCGGAAATAATATGTTTTTGCCGATTCTAGGGACCCGATATGCCACGTGGTTTCCCTGTCCTCCACGTCATAAGTAGTTGGGGCTTCCGTACTAATCCATGCGTCCTCGTGGTCTGCCCACGCAACGGTAGCCGCATCCGCATTTTTCCACGACCAATCCCATGTTAGTTCCACGGTATCAGATGCCACCGCCATTGCAGTTATATTTTTCGGTGGGACTGCAATCTTTCTTGTTTCCGAATAAATCCACCCAGACTGCATGAGGGGGCTAAGTTTGTAGGTGGTGCCAGACGCTCCATTTTGAGGTGTGGAAGTTCCAGTAAAATTTTTGAGCGCAATCTGGTATTCGGTACCGCCGGAAACGTCCGGGCACGCAACTGTGATTGTCCCCTCTTTGTCGGTAATTGCAATAATACCTTTTTCCTCGTTGCCTATTTTCATCCAGACGGCTGTTTTAGCGTCAGGAACTTCCGTGTTGCGTTCAACGCTATTGATAGTAAGTGTTGTTCCTGTTGCCGATACCGTATCAAATGACGGGGATTTTAAAGCCCCTCGCGCCGCTACTCGTGGCTCAGAATATGCATATTTTTTATCGTGCGTACTTTGCACCCTTGTCCACATAATCTGGTCTTCCGCTATGCCGTCGTCCGTGTTGAAATCTGCTGACACCGTATAATCATGGTACGCAACAGTTACTCCTGTGCTCCATGATGTGCCAGTATATCTCTCTCCGCTTTCCGGCGTGTCTATAGCGTATTGTAACTCCATGGAATCCACAGGGCGGTCCCGCGGCGATGCCTGCACCCAGTTTGCCCATACATAGCGGCTAGAGGATCCTATCTCTTTGCTTCCTGTACTCTGTATGTTTGGACGCCCTGGGATACTGTAATAATGGTACGCATAACTCCAACCGGAATCTCCGGCACACCCTCTCGATTTTGCCCTTACAATACGGCAAAATGTCTTGTTTTGTGTCGGGGAACCATCCTCTGTTATCGCCCATGTGCCAGACGCTCCCGTGTGGGACGAATTAGAAAAACGAGCGTTTGCAATGGCGCCCTTATAATTTATCATTAATGCGGTCTGTACCTGCGTCCTTGCAAAATGCCTTGCATCATTCGCCTCGTATGAGGTATTCCAAGTAAATGTACCTTTATTTGCGTCGGCATCATCAAGGGAATAAGAAACAGAAGGGGCATTTGGCGCATGAATAGCAAATGTTTTTGTGGAACGTGCGGCTGTATAGGTATGCTTTTTATCACTTTTTGTTTTGCCCTTTACCTTAAATTCTATCGCGTTTAATAATTTTGATGAGACAGGATAATAATTTTTTGCATTAAGTGCTACCGTTTTTTTGGTTGCTGATTTTCCCACATTTATTTTCTTCCACTTTGTCCAATCCCATTTAGAAGCACCGGCGTTTTTTGTACTGCTGTATAATATTAGCCACTGTCCATCCTCATATTTTTTCGCCGGTATCTTCCAAGATATTGTAAATTTCAAACCGTCTCTCGATATAGACAGACCGCTAGGAGCAGCAGACTTTTTCTTTTTCTTTGCCATTATGCCATTTTCACCTGCCTTCTAAGTTCACTTGCCATTCTTCTTCCCCATTCTTCTGGGTTATCTGCACCGTTTACAGTTACGTTAATAGTTACATCGTTTTTCGTTCCCTGTGTTGCCTCTTTGATATCGTTCATCAGTCTGCTACGACCGTACAGCATCTCGTCTCCTGCTTCTCCTGCTCCAAACAAGGTGGCATCAGAAAATACATATGGGCTTTCCATGGCTTTTTTATACCAGCTAATGTGGAATGATGGCAGGGAACCCTTTCCCCCAATACCGAACGGAGCTTTTCCGCCGGAAACACTCAGGTGCGGTAGGTTTAGGTGTGGAAGAGACCAGCTAAACTTTAAGGCGCTCTTAAACCGTCCAGGGAAGCTTTTTACAAGGGATACTGCCTTAGTAAAGATACTTTTAACAGCCGATGGTATCTTAGTAAATGCTCCTTTTACAGCCGATAAAATACCATTTCCCTTAAATGCTCCCTTGAATCCGTTTACAGCATTTTTAGCGGCACCCTTTAAAAGAGAAGGGAGATTTTTGACCCCTTTTATTATGCCGGTAACAATGTTTTTACCAAGCGAAAACCAGTTAAACGCTGTAAATACGCTTACGATTGCTGTGATAATCTTCGGTAAATTAGCAATTAATAACGGAATCGCACGAACTAAGCCAATCGCTAAATTTGTTATGATTGTTACTCCTGTTGCAAGGATTTTTGGCGCATTATCGTTAATAATGCCAGCCAAATTCGTTATGATTGTAGGTACATATGCAATCAATACAGGAATAGAATTAATCAGCCCTTGAGCAATATTCTGGATAAGTGTCAGGCCTGCATTTATCAATTTGCCTGCGTTGCTCCTCAATGACTCTGTAAATTGTGTCAGCATCGGCAACGCCTGCCCCAAAAAGGTCGGGATGCCCTGAGTCATGCCGTTAGCGATAGTCGTCAGCAAATTAACTCCGACCGATGTAAATACATTTAGCCCCGTGGAAATCGTAGAGGCAAGATTATTTAACAGCTGGCCGACAGCAGTTGTAATACTGCCAGAATTTTGAGTAACGCTCGAAATTAAACCGTTTATGAGGTCGCCGCCGATTTTTGCCACCCCCGGCAACTGACCGCTAAAATTAATTGCATCTTGCGCCAGTTTGGAAAGGGCGCCACTTATGCCGCCGGATTCCATCGCCTCAGCTAATCCACTAACCTCGCTTGTTATACCTTTGATGGCACCACGGATAGTACCAGAAAAGGTATTGTAAAAAGCAAGTTGCAGGCCTTCTGTGGCGCTAGATAGCAAGGTTATGTCGCCCTGCAAATTATCTAACTGCGTAGCTGCCTGTTGTGCCGCGGAGCCGGAGGAATCCTGTATTCCTTTCCAAAATTTTTGTACAGTCGCATCACTTGATGCGGTCATTTTGTTAAATGCCTGTAAGCCTTGCGTTGTAAAAATCGTTGCAAGGGCATTGTTTTTTTGTTCCGCTGTCATACCCTGCAAAGAGCCATTAAGCTCGTCTACGAGGTCGTTAAAATCTTTTGCCTCGCCGTTTGACTTATAGGCGGATACCCCTAACTGATCTAAAGCTTTTGATGCATCATCAGTCGGAGTATATAAGTCCGCCATTGCCCTATTTAATGCCGTAGATGCCTCGGAGCCTGTCACGTTCTGCTCTGCCAAGCGGAGTAAGGAAAGCGTGACACTGTCCGCCGCTTGGCCGTAGTTTTTCGCTGTGGCGGCAGAGCCTGAGAAAGCCTCTCCGAGTCCTCTTACATCCGTATTGGCAAGAGTAGCACCCTTTGCCATTAAATCGGCGTAATAAGATGCGTTACTCATCGAGTCTCCAAAGCCTTTTACCGCACCCGCGGTATATGATGCCGATTCTTCCAGACTCATAGCACCGGCAGAGGCAAGGTTAAGTACTGTTCCGATACCGCTAATCTGTTCGTCAGCCGACAAGCCGGCTTGGGCAAGAATGTTCATACCTTCCGCCGCTTCTGTTGCTGTGTACTTTGTTGTACGCCCCATTTCCTCAGCCTTGGCTTTGATGTTCCCTATTTTGTCTACGGTTGTTCCCATTGTGGCCGCTACCTGAGACATTGCGCTGTCGAAACTCATCCCGGCATCTATTGATGTTTTTGTAAATGCAACGGCGGCGGCAGAGCCAGCCACCATGGCTGTTTTAGCCACTTTCCCGACCGCTTTAAATGCCCCGCCGATTTTTGATGTGGACGAGCTGGCATTACCTTCTGCGTCTTTCAGCCCCTTCTTATATGCGGTGTCTTTGATTGCCAGAGTGACAAACAATTCCATCACATTCAATCACTCATCACCACCAATCCGGCTTTTTTAATGACGTCTGCGGCTATTTCTTCGCCAGTCTTTGTTACTGTTTGTTTTTTATTATTATCAATCAAATCAATAAACGATACATAGAGATATTTCCCGCCGAACGCCTGCGAAATACTTTCGGTTACATATTTCAGCCCATCGGCCATATATCGTTTGTAAATTAATTCCTCTGTGTCGTCTAAAATCTTAGCTTTGACATACAGTAGGAAGCCTTTTACGCTTTTTCCTCTGTATTCTCCTGCGCATCTCCAGAGTGTCCGTCTGTTGCGCCCGTTGGCACTGAGAAAAAAAGCTGACGTACCTCCGGTTCGTTGACAAGGTCAACCATGCCTTTGATAACATCCATTAATTTGTGCGTTTTCTTGTATTCCTCAACTGTCTGTAATTCAAACGCCGCTAAGATTCCAATTACATCATCCTTGTGCGTTTTTAACAGTCTAGGGGCTGTTTTAGCACCCCTAGCAAAGACTTTGATGTATTTCTCACCTTCCCGCGGCACAAGTTCCTGGCACAGCTTAAGCGCGTCATCATCGTCTGCAATGTTTCCGATATGTTCAAGGGAATTCGCAATGGCTTCCAATCCCTGTTCTGCTGTTAAATCCGATAATCTCATGCTTTACCTCCTACGCCGCTTCGCCTGTTTTAATATAGACCTCGTAAGGTACTGTCTCTGCGTTCTTAATGCTATAATGTCCTGTGTATTCGAAATCGAAATTTCCTTTAGATTTATCATCTGATTTAATTTTAAATCCGCCCGTTGAGAGGGCGTTCATGATTTTGATTGCGATAAATCCGGCGGAATCCCCGGAATTTTCGTCCGAATAGTCACCAATCCACCAAATATCCTTAAAATCTTCTGTCTTTAAATCTGACCTTGGCGTTACTTTGTTTCCTGCTACGTCTGCCGCTGCCATAAAGCTTTTAGCCTGTGTGGTATCCATAGTAACGGCTGTACCTGATAATTTTACTTCAATAGATTCGATTTCTTTGAGTTCCATCGTGTTTTTGGGTACGTTGTCAATATCTTCCCCGAAATCCGTAAAGGATGGCTCTGCGCTAAAGCTACAACCGCCGCTGGTTGCCATGAGGATGTTAGTTGCTGTTATGGCGCCCGTTTCTGGCTCAAAAGCTGATACAATAATACCGGCGTTAATCTGTATTTTTTTGAAAAGGTCAGAAGGTACCTGCGTATACTTCATTTGCTCACCTCGTTAAATAGTTATAAATTGCATAGTAATTACTGTGTATCTGCGTACTATTGACGAGTCGGCTTCATCGACTAAAGGAGTCCACGGCTGGTCCTGCGACAGGAAAATAAATCCATCATCGCATTTTACCGTAGTACCTCCTTGCAATCTGTCACTGATTTCTTTCGCCTTTTTGTTTGGGACTGCCTCAGATTCTGTGTGGTACCAGACATTTACGACGCTAGCGGCGGCCGCACCTGTCCACCAATTTGCTATAATTGGTTCGTATGTGATAAAAGGAAATGCGGTATCTTCCGGCACCCTGTTAGACGGATATGCAGTTATGCCGAAGGATGACCAAAATTGATACAGTGCCGCTGTTGGGGTCATGACGTTAACTCCCACTTCTCCGCCGGGACCTGTGCTATATCTAAATTAGACGACGCAGGGGTTTCTTTTTCTCCTGCATTTGATGTAACTCTAAAAATTTTTCCGTCTTTTGTTTTTAATACATCATGATAGTCTAGCTTTACTGTTTTAGCTGTAGTAATTGTATATGTTGCTGTTACACCCTCTTTCTCTGCCACCCTGGCAGACATAGAGGTATCTTGGATTATTGCCGCCTGTATTTTAGCGCCTTCCACCCACTCAGTGATAAATCCACCCTCGCCGTCAGAAGTACGCTTTTTATCCATGAGTATGCAATCCTGTAAAAATTCATTGATTAAACTCATGCCATTTTCCTCCATGGGTTCAGGCGTGCTCTAAAGGCATCCTGCCACGTGTAAGCCTCGCCTTTAGAATTTGTTGCCCTGCTGTACGAATAGCCGCCAAATGACTCCGACTGATACGCTCCTAAATTGCCATTCCGCATTAAAAACGACTTTATCTTATCAATGCCTTTATATCCCTTC